ATCGTGAGTCGGTCGCACTCGTCACGCCCGAAAGTCACCGGCCCAGTGATGCTCATGCCGCTGAGTGTGATCTGTCGTGTGACGCCTCCGGAAGACACGGAAACGGTCAAGCTGGTCAGCGTTCCGGCCGGTGTAAATGTTGCCTCGACCGGGATTTCTCGTGCGGTGCCCTCGATCCACAGCTGTGCATCTCCTGCAGCACCTGAACCACTTGCTGTCGTTGGCGTGATCGCTTCCCAGTACGGAACTGTGTCCGCCTCCAGCTCAATAGCAATGCGGGATGTATAATCACGAACATTTCCCAGTGCGGGCGATGCTTTGCCGATCACATGCAGGCGCTGTCCAGGATGATTCGACAGCTCCAGCACTCCGCCGGCGGCCCATGCAGCGATCTGCTGCAGGACAGCTGTCCGTCTCGGCAGGTCGTACAGTTCGCGGATGGCGGCCTGGATAGTAACTCTCAGGGATGTCCGCCGATTTTTCTGGACATCCTGCCCGCTCCTCAAAGGGCGGGCCATGTAGGTTGTTTCCTGTGTCGGTGCCGACTCCTGGACATCCTGGATCAGCACCGGACCGATGGAGGACAGCTGTATGCCGTTCATCCATGCTTCAACATGTCTGGCCATGGCTTACCTCCTAAGCAAATTGACTTCTGCGCCGAGAGCGTCATCCACCAGAGGCACAAGCACCTCTGTGAGTTTCTCCGGGCCCAGCATAAGGGAAATATCGATCATACGCGCTCCGCCGGCTGCACCAGCTGCAGAACTCATGCGGCCTGCACTGTATCCGGGCATGGGCTGTGCAGACACTACTCCAGCCATGCGCTCAGCAGCCCTCCCGACAGTGCCCAGACCTCCCATGATGCCTTCCGCAAAGCCGTCGGATACATAGCCGCCCAGCTCTGCCATGACCTTGGACGGGCTGTGGATCGCCAGTGTGGTCCGCATGGCGCCTGTCACGGCATTGCCCAGGGCGATCACAGCATTGATGGCCGTCGATGCGTTTGAATTGATACCGCTTGCGACACCGGCCGGGATGTTTTCGCCGACAATCTCCGCTTCTTCCCAGATAACCTCACCGTCATCCGCTACTGTTCCGGAGAGGTCTGCATCGAACTCCATGGCAGCAGTGGCAAGCTGGTCGTGCATTTTCTGCACCCAGCCCGTAAAATCTTCGGCAGGGATCGCGTCGATGTCTTCCATGCCGGCTTTCACGTCGTCGGTAAAAATGGATCCGAAATTTTTCAGCTCATCCACGCTGGACTGAAGCATGGTCGTGCCATTGCCGTCTTCCAGTTCCTGCATGGCAAAATTGAGCCGCTTCAGAGCGTCAGCATAGTCATCAATGGTCGGTGCTGCACTCTGATCGTCACCGCCCAGCAAGCCCTTCACACCCTGGAACAGGACATTGTTTTCCCAGTCTTCCTGGAATGTGGAGGCGTTTTCCTTCACCGTCTCCACATAGTCTGTAACTTCCTTTGCCTGCTCTTTGAGAGAATCACCAATTGACAAGCCGTTTCGTCTGGAACGCCCATAGGCTGTATGATCCTGCAGCACAGGAAGAACCAGGGCAGATGCTCCAAATGGATCAGCCACATTGAGATTAGTGGCCAGCTCAATCGCCTTTGTACCAATATTGCGGAGGAGACCACCGCCGGCAGCTGCACCACCAACTCCAGTGACAGGCGCAGCAGGTGCAGACGGAGCTGCAGTAGGAATGCCAGCACCTCCGCCGTTACCAAAAACACCCTTCCAGCTATTGACCAACTGAAGGATCTGGGAGAATCCGCTGATCGCCTTCAGACCGGCCCATGCAGCCACAATGCCGCCAATAGCTCCGGCAACTGCATCCTTGTTGTCGCGGATCCACGACAAGGCATCAACCATGCCCTGCAGGGCACTCTTGACCAGGTCAAGCGAATCCTTGACACTGATGTCCTTTACACCGCTGAAGAACCCCTCGACGGCCTTGCTGAGCTCTGCCAGCTTTGCCTTGCCTTCATCCGTCTGAAGGTATTCATTCATTTCCTTCAGAACACCGGTCAGAGCGTTACCCAGCTCCGTCAGAGCCGGCGCCAGCTGAGCCAGTACTGTCTCTTTCAATGTGTTAAATTCAATCTGAAGATTCTGCAGCGCATCGTCCAGCTCTGTCAACTTGCCGACATCTTCCTCGTTGACGATGGAGCCTTCCTGCATTACGCGCTGATACTCTTCACGACCTGCAGTGAAGAGTGGGATCAGCTCACGCCAGCTCTTACCGAAAAGCTTCATGGCGGAGGTGTCGCGCTCGACCTCGGCATTTGCTTTCGCCGAGCCCTCAAGCCCATCGGTCATGTGCATCATCGCATCGCCGACTTCCCAGAAGACATCCTCCCAGTCTCTGAATTCGCCATAACGCTTGGTGTGTACGCCAAACTGTGCAAAAGCGGCTTCGGTTTCTTTGGATCCGCTCTTCATGGCGCTTTCGAGCTTCTGCTGGGATCTGATGATCGTTTCGACGTCAGTATCAATCAGATTGGCGGCATTCCGCATGCGCTGCAGGGTTTCGACGTCCGTGCCGTAGACAATCGCCTGAGTGGCAAGATCATCAGCCCAAGACGCGGCATTCCGAAGGGAATTGACCAGCTCAGAGCCCAGCTCCTTGACCTTGCCAACAGCACCTTCGAAAACACTGGTCACGCGCCCAATGCCGCTGATCAGCATCTCGACACTGGCCTTCTTGTCCAGGCTCTGCAGGGACTCACCGAGGGATTCCGTCTGCGCCTCTGCGCTGGCGCTTTCCTGGCCCAGGTTCTGCAGGTCCGTCTCCATACCGGTCAGAGCGGTCCTGGCATTGTTCAATTTTATTTGCCAGTCCTGCATCTGTTTGGAGTTCTGAGCCACCCCGTTCTCGGTCAAGCCCTTAATGGCCTGTTCAGCAGCCTCGACAGCTTTTTTCTGCTCTTCAATCTTTTTCTTGAGGATTTCAGCCTGCTCCGCGTTGTATTTCTCCGCGTCGCCGGTCTGTTGAAACTGGGCTTTTGCAAGCTTCTGCTGGGAATTGAGCACCTTAACCGCGTTGGCGGCGTCTTTCATCGTGCTTTTAAATTTCTGCTCGCCTTCCAGCGCGAAACGCGTTTTGATTTCCCGCGTTGCCATCTGCTCAACTCCTTTTAATCATAAATCTGCTCCTTCTTCCTCTGGATCCTGTGCTGCTCATCGTCGTACATCCGACGATAGGTGTACAGATCCAGCACCAGGCCCGGAGCCATTCTCTGCATTTCGTCTATCCGAAGACCGGCAATCAGGCCGTATGTCACAACCTGACGCCAGGTTAATTTCATTCTTTTTTTTTCAGTTCCTCAAGGGTGACGTCGACTTCCTGATCCGCGTCTTCCTCGGCTGTCTCCATGCTCATGAAGTCCACAAGCGTGTCCACGATCGCCTCATGGATCCGGACAATGCACGATTTAGAAGCAGGAATATGAGCGCCAAACCATTGCCTGTCAACGTCCAGCGATTTTCCCTGGGCAATAGCGCCTTCCTGCGCCAGCAGATACAGTACGGACAGCAGGCCGCTGGTCTTGCTCAGGATGCCGTCAATCTCAGTCAGATTAAAATCAGGGATTTCGGTTTCCATTGTTTCCAGTGTACCCAGTGTGAATACCAAAGGGAACTCGCGTTTTCCAATCTTAACCTTATGTTCTTTCATGGCCATTTTTCACTCCTTCGACAGATAGAAAAACAATCCGCGCAGGATGTTGCCCCTGCGCGGTTGTGTATTAGGCAGAAATGCCCGCCAGACCGTCCAGGAACGTCTCGGCAGCTTCATAGGTCGGGAAGTTTTTGATCTTACGATAAGAGACTTCGCCGGAGCCGTCAGTGTCGATGCCCATACAGTCGCCGTTGACGACAGGCGTGTTCCACTCGATCGTCCGGCCCTTGGTCTGGGAGTTCTCAGATTCAATCTGGAACTGGACCTTATAGATCCAAATCACCTGATAGGTAGTCACACTGCGACGACGACGGACGCGGATATAACCGGTGCCCATGGGCTTGGACGGTGCGGACGTCTCATAGTAGGTTTTATCATTCTCGGTGCCGCTGGACTTGAGCAGGCCCATATACACCTTGGCGTCCTCTTCGAGGTCATCCACACCCAGCTCCAGAGCCATACTGAGCAGGCTGTTGTCGTTCTCAGCGTCCATGTCATCTGCACGGAGCGGATTGTCATTGAACGTCTTGGACAGGTTGCCCGTAATCGCTCTGCCGGCAACAACGCCAGCCTTATAGGTGGGCTCAGAGCCATCCACATGGGTGTCCACTTCGGCGACAACTACGTGCCTCATGCCAATAAATGCCATAGCTTTTGCCTCCTTTTATTTTCCGATAAACCGATCCCAGATAGCCTCGATGCGCCTCTGCACAGGTTCCGCTGAAGCTTCATCAGCTTCATCCACCCAGTAACTGGATGGAATTTTCGAAGAACCATAGTGCAAAATGAATGCCTTTTCGGCATTCCGTACGCCTTTGCTATCCTTACCCATCGGGTAAACATCATTTGCAATGATATTGCTGGCGCGGATCGGCGTCGCGCCAAAACCAATTGAGGCGATCATCTCGCCCGTATCACGGAAGCCGTGCGCGTCAGCCGCTTTTTTCCAGCTGTCGCGGATTTCTTCCACGGCGGCCATGCACATTTCCTCAGCGGTCGGCCCAACATCCTCACCCATGCGGACCATCTCATTTATGATGTGATCAATGCCGGATGTATTGAAACGTGCCATCAGCAGCCCTCACATGTGAAGATGTGATGGATATACCCGGTGTCAGGCTCGCGAGGTGAGATGGTCCAGCTGACACCGATACGCGGATCCGCGTCGAACACGTTGAAAAACTCACGCGCTCTCGGATCATTTTCAGTCTTAGTGAAGAAATGCACGTAGAAACGCCATGCCTCTTCCGTCCGGTCCTCGCTGTGCAGGTCGAGCGGTTCAGTTTCTTCCCAGTAGGAGTACCGAGGCGCCTTGCTCATGGAGAAGTGATGCATGGTATCCGGATCCACACTGAGGACCAGCTCGCGGATCTCATCAATCGTCATGGCGAGATCACCTCCAGCGTGAGGTCGGTGATCGGCGTCGGACCGTCTTCGTCTACACCGTGATAAGCACGGGTAATCCGATAGGCCACGGCACCCGGTGGGAATTCGTTCACCTGTGACAGGATCACGACATCGTCCTGAGCAATCGCGCGATTCTGCAGGATACGGATCCTGCTATCGACACGCTGCTCATTCCGTCCTTCAGTGGCCCAGACCGGGCTGGTTTCAAAACTAAGTTCACCATACCAGCCCTGGCAGATAGGTGTGTATGCCTTTCTGGGCATCTCGCCAGGCTGAGCGATGTCGTGGGCTCGGAAAACAGTACAGATTCCAGTATCAAGAATCATTCCTGATCCCCTCCCTGATCCACCGTTCGCGCCGCTGGAGCCTCAGCCACTCGGGCATGGATCCGGGCTTGTCGCGGTTCTGGTAGGTCCACACGGTGTAGTCCACCAGCAGCATCAGATCTTCCTGGCTGTCCGTCAGTTTAATCCCGATGTTACGCAGGGCCTCAGCCGCGCCATCGATCCGCGCATGCAGATAGGTGTCCAGGGAAGTGTCGCAGGGCATCCTGTTCAGGCGGGCCTTGACCAGCTCGAGGACAATTTCACAATCAGGCATTTGCTACACCTCCCAAAAGATCGGACCGGCCCATGCAAGAGCCGGTCCTGTTATTTGCCTTAGGTGTTGGCCGTGTCAGGCTTGAAGGTCGCGGTGGTGGTGGGAGCAACGTTGTTGTAGTTGACAGCAACGAAGGCCTCACCGAAGATAGGCGTGCCGTCATAGCGGGCAGTGCCTTTGAAGACGGTCTGGTCCTGAATGAACAGGTGCTGATCGCTGGA